TCCTTATGGACAAGCTCTATTAGTATTCCACAACACAGGTGAGTTTAATGATGATGGTATTCAAATTGGAGCAAACACAGATGCAGCTAAGATATTAGCTGGGATGATTAAACAAATAAATAAAAACGTTACTGATAAGTACACAATACAAGGCCCACCAGTAACACAACTACCTAAAAATCAAGAACTATCCAAAATGCAATCTAAGTTTGATTCACAACTTAAAAAAGTTCAATCTGAATTTAAATTAAAAGATTCCGATGGTGTAGCTGATTATCATCAAGCATGGTGGGAACAATGGGTTGATTCAAATTCACCATCTACATTAGATAACAAAACCAAAATGGGATTAGTTAAGAGATGGGCATTTTTCGATAAATCATTTAGACTAGATAAGAAAAACATTACCGATTCTAAAACATTAGAGTGGTCTAAGAAAATCGATAAAAAAGACCATACTAAGTTAGCAAAAGAAAACACTAGAAAATTCGAAGATATCTTTTTAGGTGTTGGAGCAGAAGTTCTATCATTTATGAGTTCAGTACTTACAGTTAATCCTGATAAGGCAGTTAGAGATATGAAGAAGAGATTAGACCAAACGATTAAAGATGTTAAGAAATCAGGAAACCCTGCTAAACTTGAAAAACTTAAAATGGAATTAGAAAGATTAGCAGCAATAGGTGGTAAGGAAAAGATAGTACCAAATGAAGGTTTAGTATTTGTTTTCAAAGGAGATACTTACAAACTTACAGGTGCTTTTGCTAGCTTGAACCAGATATTGGGGTTAATGTACTTTTAATTAAATAATACAATATTTATATAAAATAAACATAGTTATGAGTAAGAAATTAAAGAATATAAAAGCAGTAAACGAGATGCTGTTGGGTGAACATAAAACCCAAACAAAGAAAAGTATATCGTTTGAAGGTAAAAAGTTTGTAAAAAAAGAACTTGGAGAAACTTGGATAGATGATGATGGTCAGTCTTGGGAGCAAAAAAACGGATACAGAGTAAAAGTTGGTAAGTTCGCAAAATTAAGAGAAGAACTAAAGGCATTTCCAAATTGTAATAAAGAAATATGTACTTGTATAGAACCAAGTCAGGCTGATTTAAAGATGAAAGCATATCATGGTATGTGTTTAGATTGTGTTACTGATATGGAACATGATTTAAAGTTAAAGGGGGAGTACGATGAGTATGAACGTACAAAACTTTTAAATAATGCAGAGGCGTGGTTGAAAGAAGCAGAAATAGAAAAAGAAGTTTTAAAATCAACAATTAAAGCATCATTCATAAATGAGGATGGTTCTATTGAAGATTGGGATGGTTTATCGGAAGATGAAATGATTACTAAGATTGATGAAGGATTTGAAACTTTTAAAACAGATTTCATTGATAAATTAAAAAATAAAGAGACTAAGGAAACATAATGACCATCAGAGAATACATACAAAACACTTACGAAACTTACATCAATGATGGTGTAAAAAATTCACTAGCTATAGAGTATGTAAAATCTGATATGTATGAATATCTTACTACAGAAAACCTAATGAACGAAGACCTTCGTAAATGGTTTGGTAAAGGAAAGACTGGTACTGCAAGTGGTGGTGGTTGGGATAGATATGGTTCTGATGGTCAGAAGTTAGGTAAGTGTGGTGATGGTAAAAAGGGTGGAGCATACGCCGCGTGTTTATCAAAAGAAAAAGCAAATAAGTTAGGACCAGATGGCCGTAAAACTTTTGTAGGTCGAAAACGAAGAGCACAAAAGAAAGCCGGAGATTCTAAAAAAGGTAAAAATCGAACTAAGGGTAAATCACCTACTAATAGTAAGACAGGAGCATAATATGATTAAGTTAAAAGAATTACTAGAAGGTAATAATGATTACTTTAAAACAGCAAGCGAAGCAGTTGATTTCGCTAAAGCTGCAGCTGAGAAAAAAGGATTTACTATCGATGAAGATGATTGGAATAATCAAATCACACATGGTGGTAAATATAATAGATTAAGACCAGGCGTTGGCAAAACACACTCATTCATTATTGGATTACTAAAAAATGATAAACCTCAACGAAAAGGATTATCAATATCATTATATGGTATGGATAGTGGTAAATTTGAATTAACTTATTATATAAACTAAGGATTACATTATGAATAATAAATGGATATCAGAATATATCAACGAAATATCAGACACTAACGAAGATACTGATTTAGGTCATACCGATAATGAACCAGATATGTTATCCTCTGATTTAAGTGTAATCGCTAGATATGCAGCTGAGTTAAAAGATGTAATGGATACATTATCAAATACAAATGATGAAATTGATTTACCACATTGGTGGCAAGCAAAAGTAATCAAAGCAAAAGATTATCTAATCGGAGCAAAACATTATCTTAGAGCTGAATTAGAAAAAAACCAGTCTAATACAATCACAAGTGAAGATTATAAAAAGAAGCTAGAAGAAAGAGTAATGGAACTTACAGAAAAGAATGTTCCAACTGATTCATCAAAATGGTCTTACTATAAATCACAAGCAAAGAAGAAGTTCGATGTATATCCATCAGCATACGCTAACGGATGGGCTGCTAAACAATACAAAGCAGCAGGTGGTGGTTGGAAAACTGAAAATAAAGAATCGGTAGATGAAGCAACTTCTAAATACCCAAATTTTGATTTAGATAAAAACATAAGATATCAATCTACATCCATTTCAAGTGGAATGTGGAGATACACAGGTAAAGAACAAGGTGGTAAGGGTGTTTATAGAAATTTAAACAATAACCAATTTTTAGGTTTTTCTAGTGATGACTTTAAGTACTTTAAGAAACATTTGAAGAAACATTTTGATATAGATGAATCAATCAACGAAGCTAAATCTATGGATATGAACAAAAGATTAAAGGTTTACGATAAACTCAAAAAAGGTGATGAGATTACAATTAAGTATGGTTCATCAATGAGTAGTGGTAGAGAAGGTAAGTTTAAAGTAACTAAAGGTAAGACTGTAGTTGGTAAAGAAAAAGTAGAAAGAATAATTCTACAAAGTGTAGCAAATCCAAAAGGTGTTAAGTTCTACCTGTATCAGAGAAACGGAAACGTAACTATGGCTATTGGTGATATGGGAGCTACTATCGAAGATATGAGTGAATCAGTAGTTAATGAAGCTAAAGCAAAATCTAAAGATACTAAAGGTATAAGATTTGCCGAAGCTGTTTATAATAATGTTAGTGCTATGTATGGGGCAGTGGTACGTGAAAAGAAAGATGTAACAGAAGTAGTAACTATAATGGGTCCTGTATTGGTTAATTCAATAAAAGCAACTTTAAAACATAAGTTCAAACCAACTGATGGTAATGAAGTTAAACTAAAAGATTTTTATAGTGAATTAAAAGATTTACTTAAAGTAGCAGAATCGTTAGTTAAAAAACCATCTAAAGCAGGGCTAATGAAATTAGATAAGGCACATACAATCTGGTGGAATCATAAAAGTGGTGCAGCTGTAGTATTGAATGGTAAGCATACAGATAATATTGTTGAATCAGTAGTTAATGAAGCTAAAGAGCCAGAAGTAATTACTCAATTAAGAAAAATCGTAAAAGATAAACAAAACGATTTGATTAAAGATACTAAGACTGGTAAGAAGGTAAGAGTTGATATGAATTCAGCAAACCTAATGATTCAAGTATACGATGCACTTAAAAGCCAATCTAATAAAGATATGTTTGTTAATGGTGGTGTTGTTAGTATGGGACTTATGGCATTCAAACTTATGAAGAAGGAAGATGTTTCTGAGAGTGGTATTATGTATAAGGCTGGTGTTAAGAAGTACGGTAAAGAAGGAATGACTAAAATCCAATCTGCCGCAGGTAAGGGTGAAGGACATGAGGAAATCGGAAAGATAAAAGATAAGTACGATAAATCAAAGAACGAAGCAGTTAAACCATTAAAAGCATCTGCATCTTTTTCTGAAGTAATAGAAGAAGGAGAATACCAAGGTAGAAAAGTTAAACTTAACAAACCAATGCAAGGTGATGTTAAGAAGTTTAAAGTTTATGTTAACAATGAAAAAGGTAACGTGGTAAAAGTAAACTTTGGACAAAAGGGAATGGTAATCAAAAAAGATAATCCAGCAGCACGTAAATCATTTAGAGCAAGAATGAATTGTGATAACCCTGGACCAAAGTGGAAAGCAAACTATTGGTCTTGTAAAAAGTGGTAATTGGATTTATAAAAAACTTTTACATATTTATTATTATAAACAAAATTTAAAAAAAAGCGTTGAATTATGAGCACATTCCCAATTTTTATTATAGTACTTGTCATCCTAAGTGTGATATCAATATTATACGTTACAAAATCAAATAAGATAAAAGATTCAGATGGTGACGGTATTCCAGACATAGTAGAAGATGCTATTGATGATGTTAAAGAAGAAGTAACTAAAGTTAAAACTGAAGTTAAACGTAGAGTTAAGAGAGTTAAAGAAGAAGTTAAAGATGTAACTGATGCTGTAAAGCAAGTAAGAAAACAAACTAAAGATGTAGTTGGTGCCGTTAAGGGTAAACCACGTAGAGGTAGAAAGCCAGCTAAAAAAACTACAACTAAGAAGTAATGATTAAAGAGATTTTCGGTAATCTAAAAAGCATAATAATAGCAGTTTTAATTATTATAATTATACTGCAGCAACAATGTTCAAGTCCGTTTCAACCATTTAACTTAAACCCATTCAATAAAAGAATCGAGCAGCCTGTTGAAGGTACGGTTATTACTAAAATTGAAACAAAGTGGGATACTGTAAAGATTGATAGTTTAGTTTATATACCAAAGTGGAAAACTAAAATTGAAACCATACATGATACAATACCAGCTAACATTGATACATTAGATATTTTAAAAGATTACTATACAAAATACTTTTATACGGATACATTAGATTTAGATTCATTAGGTAACATCATAATAAAAGATACAATTAGTAGAAACTCAATTGTGTTTAGACAAATCACCCCAAATCTATTATTACCAACTACTACCATTACAAGAGATTCATTAATTAGTAAACATGAGTTTTATGTAGGTATTGGATTAGCTGGTAACAGAACTCAATTCAATTACATCGGTGGTGAACTTTTATTTAGAAGCAAACATAAGAAAGTATATGGAATCGGATTAGGGTTGAATCAAACCTTAGAGCCGGTAATTTCTGCAAGGATGATGTGGAAGCTTGGTAAAAAGTAAGTTATGAGTAAATCTATAAAAGAACTTATTCGAGAAGAATATGTAAAATGTGCTAAAAACCCAATATACTTTTTTAGAAAGTATTGTTATATCCAGCATCCAAAACGTGGGAAGATTCTATTTGATTTATTTCCATTTCAAGAAGATGTTATGGGTGAACTCGATGAACACCAATTCAATGTAATTCTTAAATCACGTCAATTAGGTATCTCAACATTATCAGCAGGGTATTCACTTTGGATGATGTTATTTCAAGATGATAAGAATGTATTAGTAATTGCAACTAAGCAAGAGGTAGCAAAGAACTTAGTAACCAAAGTTCGATATATGCACGAAAACCTTCCATCTTGGTTAAAAGGTGAAACTATTGAAGATAATAAGTTATCATTAAGATTAGGTAATGGTTCTCAGATTAAAGCAACATCCGCTAGTGGTGATGCAGGTCGTTCGGAAGCATTATCAATGTTGATTATAGATGAAGCTGCATTTATTAAAAGTGTAGATGAGATTTGGGCATCCGCTCAATCAACTCTTTCGACTGGTGGTAAGGCAATCGTATTATCAACTCCCAATGGCGTTGGTAATTTCTTTCATAAGACTTGGCAAAAAGGTGAAATAGGTGATGGTTGGAATCCAATTAAATTACATTGGACTGTACATCCTGAGCGTGATGAAACATGGAGAGAAAAACAAACACAACTATTAGGCGAAAAAATGGCAGCACAAGAATGTGATTGTGATTTCATTTCATCTGGTTACACAGTTGTTGATGGTGAACTACTACAATGGTACGAAGAAACGTATGTGCAAGACCCCATTGAAAAGCGTGGGTTCGATGGTAACTATTGGCTATGGCAACAGCCAAATTATAGTAGAGATTATGTAGTAGTAGCCGATGTCGCTAGGGGTGATGGAAAAGATTATTCAGCATTTCACGTTATAGATATAGAATCGGTAGAGCAAGTAGCCGAATACAAAGGTAAGGTGGATACTAAAGATTACGGTAGAATGTTAGTTAACGTAGCAACCGAATGGAATGATGCATTATTAGTAATTGAAAACGCAAACATTGGTTGGGCTGTAATTCAAGAAGCAATTGATAGAAACTACGCAAACTTATATTATTCAGCAAAAGATTATGGATATGTAGATAACGATATTCATTTGAATAAAGGATTTGATTTAAAAGATAAATCTCAGATGGTGCCAGGATTCTCAATGACTAGTAGAACACGACCATTGGTTATATCTAAGTTAGATACTTATATGAGAGACCGAACGCCTATCATACGTTCTAAGAGGTTGATAGACGAGTTGTTTGTATTTATTTGGAACGGTAGTAGAGCAGAGGCTCAGCAAGGTTATAACGATGATTTAACTATATCATTCTCAACGGCACTATGGGTTAGAGATACCGCATTAAAATTAAGACAACAAGGAATTGAATTTTAAATATTTTTTGTATATTTATAGATTGTAAGTACTATATAAACACATAATTATGGCAGATAATTCATTATTCGGTAAATTAAAGAAATTATTCGCAACACAAGTCGTTGTACGACGTGTTGGAAAGGATAAACTAAAGGTAGTCGATTCATCAAGATTACAGAGCGATGGTAATAAGCAAGGTTCTGCACATTACGATAGATATGGTAGATTGCATGGGGCAAACTCAAGAAAGAATTGGCAAAGTACCAACGAACGATTTAATTACCATTCAAACAAATTAGAATTATATACTGATTATGAATCGATGGATAAAGATTCTATCATTTCATCTATATTAGATATATACTCTGATGAAGCGACCCTTAAAAACGATATGGGTGATGTTATTAGAATTAAATCATCTGATGAAAAATTAAAGAAAACACTTCACAATTTATTTTACGATGTATTGAATATTGAGTTCAATCTTTGGGGATGGGTTAGAGGTATGAACAAATATGGTGATTACTATTTACATTTAGATATTGATGATGAGTTAGGTGTAGTAAATGCACAACCATTATCAGTTTACGAAACTCGTAGAGAAGAAGGTTACGATTTAGATAACCCATACTCAGTACGATTTGAAGTAGATGAGCAGAATACAACCGCTATGTCTCAACGAAACTCAAGTAAATACTTAGAATCATTTCAAGTAGCACATTTTAGATTACTTACAGATACAAACTTCCTTCCTTATGGTCGTTCTTTATTAGAAGGTGCTAGAAAGACTTGGAAGCAATTAGTTCTTATGGAAGATGCAATGATGATTCATAGAATTATGAGAGCACCTGAAAAGAGAATCTTTAAAATTGATATTGGAAATATTCCACCAGCAGAGGTTGATTCGTATATGTCAAATATCATTGACCAAATGAAGAAAGTTCCATATGTAGATGAAGCGACTGGTGAGTACAACTTAAAATTCAATATGCAGAATATGCTAGAGGATTATTACTTACCTGTAAGAGGTGGGCAAAGTGGTACTGAGATTGAAAA